AATTTTTATTTAATTGTTCTAGTGTAAATGGATTTTTCATATTTTATAATTAGTTATTACAAAGCCTTGCGACGCTCCTTCAATATAACAGTATTTGTCGCACCTGAAGCTACAACTACCCATCTATATCTTCGGAAATTATTATTATTCATTGATAGAGTAAATAATTCAGTGCCGTTAGTAACAGTTTTAGTATTCACAGTAGATTTTAATCCATCATCGTAGAAATATACACTATTCCAGTCTGCACCTGCTGCAGTTTCGTCATTAGAAACTTGTAATGTCAATGTCAATGTTCCATCAGCATCTATAAACTTACCTGTTAATGATTGGTCTGTATATCCATCCATTGTCCCACCAGTTGAAGCTGGATAATAATGAGTTGTAGCACTTATGTTTGTAGTATCTACTAAGCTTTCACTTACATACTTTTGGTCTAGTGGGTCAATTTCTTCTATTCTGTTTGAAGTAGTTGCCCAAGTATAACCTGCAATTACTTGTTCTCCGTATAAATTAAATACTGCATCTGTTCTATCTGAAGCTGCCACAGCTGAAATCTGTGCTGATTTAGCAATGCCGCCAACCTTAACTGGGTTGCCTGCATCCACCGCATCGTGAGCAACTGAACCAGATAGTCCATTTACAGCAGTAAGTAATTGTCCACTTGCATTTGTATGTAGTGGAGAAGCATCGTTGTCAGAATAAGTATCTAATGCATCTTTGTATATTCCACCAGTTAAAGCAACTGTTGGAGTAGCACCTGCTGTTGCGTTATCAACTTTTACAGCTTGTCTTGCGTCAGTTGTACCATCCTTAATCTCCACTGCACCAATTTCTATATCACCAGTGTTTAGAGTTACATCTGAGCCTGATGTGAATTTACCCATTATTATTTCAGCACCTTCTCCAGTTACAGTTGCATCCATCCAAACATCTATTAAATTTATAGCCTGTATTGAATATGCTTGGTCAGGGCTTAATCTATTGTTTGAGCGATAATCTGAATTAGTGTTTAGTGCCTGTGCCGATGTATTTCCTAATGTGATTACGCCAGTATTTGAAGATTTAGCTTTAATAGTAACCATCATCCCATCTGGTACTCTTATTCCGTGTTTTGTATAAGCTGTTACATCATCTCCAGCAATATCAGTTGTAAGTATGCCAGATTTAGTAAGTGTTATTGTCCCAGCAGTCACAGTCTCAATTTCATATTCTCCATCATTACTTGTTGAGCCTGAAATTACTATCATATCACCAACAAGAAAACCAGAAGATACAAAAGCACTATCACTATCAGTTATTGTATCATTGGTCGCGGCAGTTGGAGGAGTTCCAGAGTTGTTATTAAAAGCGATTGTGTCATTTACAAAATAAGGTGATAGTCTTACTGGAGTTCCAGAAGCTGTCACATCTTTTTGTATTGAGTTAAAACCATCTATATTAGTCATTCTTCCCATATATTTTTTATTAAGTTATGTTCTTGGTTTTTATACACTATGTAGCGTTGAGCAACAGAGCCTAATAACTAAGAACCTAAAATTAAATTTGATTTACCTACGTTACAATCTCGGCAAGAAGTTATAAGATTATCTTTATTATATCTTTTATTAGCTTCTTTCACCTTCTCTGGATTGTTTTTTTTATACAATTTTCTTCTTGCCCTTATTTTGTCAATATTTTTTAATTTGTATGTTTCTCTATATTTCTTCATTTTAGCCTTAAATTGTTTTTTCATAATTAGTTAATTTAATTATTTTTTGTGGCTGGGGCAGAGAACTAACCTCTGCCCCACTTACGATAGCTAATACCACGTCAAACAAGCGTTATCACGCTTTTGTTGGGTAAACTGTGAAATAATAAGGAGTTCCTCCAATGGAGATCTCAATATCTTTCTGTGTACCTGACAAAGCTGATGTTGCAGCATTCTTCAAATTGGTAACTACACCACCATTTGCTCCAGTACCTGTAAAGGTAAGTTTTGAAGCGTTAGCAGTTAAAATAATATCACCATCTGTAAGAGTTGCATCACCATTTGTAAGAGTGATATCACCAGCTGTAAGAGTGATATCACCAGCTGTAATTGTCAAAGCATCAGAACCACCAGCGGCTGGACCTGTAATAACAGTTACACCAAATTCACCGATTGTGAATGCAGCACCAGCTAAATCTTGACTCCAAGCTCTTAAAAAGAACCCACCAGCCATATTTGTTTCATCAGCTGATAAATGTAGTAAGGCACCAGTAGTCAAAGACTCTGAACGAATAACTACCATACCAGCGTCACTTGCGTTGCCATAAGTTGTTTGAGTATCATTTGTTACTCGTAAACTTGAAGCTGCATTTGAATTGTCTACAACATCTACAATACCGTCAGAAGATAAAATACCTCCTGCTGTTACTGTAATACCTAGACTTGCTGTTACTGCACTTGCAAGAGTTACAGCACCAGTGCCAGTACCAATATCAATAGCACCAGTTGAGGTTGCACCTATTGAAATTGTTCCAGCTCCAGAACCTTCAAGAGCTAAATCACCAGACGATGTTACTGAAACACAACCATCAATAGTTGTGAAAGTACCAGCACCTGCTTTAGTAACAGCCCAAGTGTCAGAAGTACCTTGTATATCATCTCCAGTACCACTGTTTGTAAGTTGTATAAGTGAACCTGCTACTGCTCCAGAAGTAATTGTTAAACCATCACCTGTTGCGTGGGTTAAATTATATGTCAGTGAGTTTCCAGAGATAGTCATTGTTTGGTCAATAGCATAAATTGTATCCCAAGTTGGAGTTCCACCGCTACTAGTTCCTAATGCTACTGCACTAGTACCATTATCATAATATAATACGCCACCATCTACATATAGATAAAAATAACCTGTAGCAGTAGTAGGTGCTGTATTAACATCATCGAATTGAATAACAGCATCTCTAAGAGCGTCATTCTTTTTGATTTTTACCCCTGTAAAAGGAGTAACTTTCTTTCCGTTGAATATAGGCATAATATTTTGTTAAAGAGAACCCAAGCTCTCCTGATAGAACTAAACTTCTTCTTCCACAACCTTTGCCTCTTCTTCAGGCTGTGGTTGTTCTTCAGGCAATTTGGATCGCTCTACATTAATAAGGTTCATCAAATCTGGGCGAGTAACAGCGTCAGTAAAGTTAATTTTTAACTTTTTAGCTGAAGCTTTTAGCTCATCCTTAGTTTGATGATTTAAAGGTTTTTCTTCACCTTTCTTTTCTTTTTCTTGAAGACTTCTAACCTCTTCAAGATATTCCTTGGTTGTTAGACAGCCGTTTCTTACAAACTCAGCAGGGATGCTAAGTTTATAGATGGCGTCTGATTCTTCTTCCGTCCAAGGTACGCCAATCGCTTTACAACGATTTTTTTCTACTAATTTACCCCAGTTACATCCCATACGAATTTAATTAAGAATTAAGCTTTTGTAGAATTTGATGCAAACATATAAGCACCAAAACCACGACCAATTGTGTAATAGAAATCTATTGAGTAATCCCAGTTTTTACTCTTGTAAACTTGTTCAGGAGCATCCAAACTTGGACGTTCTCTAAATAAAGCTTGTAGAGTTTCTTTAACTTTCTTTGAATCATACATAAACCAGTAAGCAGAAGTATCTGTTCCACCTGAGCTTTCTTCAAGTTTTTCCCAAACTTCAACTTTGATTTTGCCTCTTAGTGGATTTATATCATTAATAAATTCACCAGAAACTTTATCAGAACCTACAATTCTTAAAGCTTCATCCTCTTGTGAAGGAGCTACTAAAAGAACATCTAGGTTGATAGGTCTGCTGTTTCCATTAGGATCTTTATAAGTTCTACCTTGAACACGACCAGCAATAACAGCTTCACGACTTAATACTGGATTTACAGTACTGTAAGTAATAAGATTGCTAAAAGTACTAGCTGTGTTTACATTGTTAGTATGAGTTGCCATAAATAAGGCATTCCCATCATAACCAGTAGCACTTACACTTTCTCCATATACATCTGTATAATTAGATGCTGAGAAACCGTTAAGTAATACATCTGCGAAAGCTTGGTCTATATCGTTGAAAGAAGCATCTGTGACAGATTTTACTAAACCTTCAATTTCATCATATAAATCAAATAAACGCATATCTTTAGTAACAGGAACTAAAGCACCATATCTGCCTTGTGTCCAAGTTACGCTATCACCTTCCACTAATTCTAGTGTAGGCAATTCAGCACCCTGAGACACTTTCCTTGCTCCAGCCATTCCGTGCAAAATCAAGTGGTCATAAGTTCTGCGATTAGTATCTTTGACATTGAAGAGTTTAAACCCAACCATATCAGCGATACTGTTTCTTGCAGCTTCGTTATAGATGCTTTGTAAATCATCTGTTAAAGCTGGGAAATCAGTTGTTTTAATCATTTTTTTGTACGAGCTCTTCCCCCATAAGTATCAGTTAAAAGATGGCATTTTTTACATAAAGTGATTCCATTATTAGTGTCCCATAGTTCTTTACAATTTTCTAATATTAGTTGTAAAGAACTCTTTTTTACAATATAGACAAACTCTACTTATTTGTTTAACTTGTTTCATATTATATAATATAGATATAATATTATTATCTATTTGTAAATGCCGTTAAATCACTTGTTGCTATTCTTTAACCGATACTCACGGTTTTGAACTCGAAGTTAGTTAATTTATGTTAGTTAACCCCGTGTGTTAATTAAGGATTAAGAGTTTGGTACTCCACGTGTAAAGTGACCGATAACAGTAGTGCTAGATGCAGCCAATCCAAGCCCTCTTTCGATGAAGAAAACATTATAAGAGGATGCGTTTGGATTAACAGTACTAGCAGTAGCTAAGTCAACATTTGTTTGAATATCTGTTTGAGCCCAAGCTGCGTCAGTTTCAACAATAAAATTAACACCATCAGTAGCAACACATAACAATTTTTCGTCATCAGCAATAGTAACTTTTGATTCAACAACTACATAGAGAACGTCCACTGCGGTAGTGGATTCAGCGTTAGTCATATAACCTGAACCGTTATCTATTACTGCGTTACCTTTAACAACAGTAGTACCTGCAGCGAATCCAAGCTCTACATACTTGCCTTCATCACCTTGATAAGGTATAAAACCCATATTTTTTTAATTAAACCAAGAACCTGCACCGTCTTGTTTTTTCAAAATCTTTCTTTCAGTTTTCTTTTCGGTTTTAACACCGCCAGAAGAACCCTTAGATTTTGTAGTTTGTAATTCGGTATCTTTCTTGGATGATTTATCTTTTATCCCGTGTTCTTCCTTCCACATTTTCGTCGCTAGTTTTAAACCACGAACTATGGAGTTGTAGGAAGTTTTATCAACATTTCTAGGAAGATATCCTATAATCTGTTGAAACTTTGCATCGTCTACGAGTTCGGGAATATAATCAGAATGTTTGGAGTCAATGGTATTAACAAGTGCTTTCTTTTCTTCCATCTTAGAAAGAATAGACTCCACCGCCTTCTCATTGACATCTGTAGTGGTCTTTTTCTCTTTTTTGTCCAAGCCTTTATCAGCTCGGTTTTTACCCTTAGCAGATAACATCCCTGTCTTATAATTGTCCCGTTCTTCAACGAGTTGTTCGTGTTCCTCTTTTGTAAGAGGCACATATTCTGAATCGTCATCTGAATCATCATCAGAATCGTTTGTAGAGGTATCTTCCTCAGACTCAGTTTCTTCCGACTTCTCAGTTTCGGTAGAGGTTTCTTCTTCCTCATTAGAGTTTTCCTCCTCATCGCTGTTTTCAGCTTGAGAAGCTAGTGTTCTTTCAAACATATAAAATGCTTATTTAAACTCGGTCATCGCCGAGCCATATGAATTAAAATAGACCGCCATATTGACGGTCTATATAGTTAGCATTATCGCACCCACGGGGGTAAGCACAATGACACTAACTATATAGCCCATCAATCCCCGTGAACTTTAAATTGTTTACTTCTTTTTGTCTTTCTTCTTTTTCTTAAAATCGTATCTTTTTAAAGCATCCATACTCATCATATTTAAGTGTCTGAGTTCTGCCAGTCTTCCTATATACATCCAGTAATCCTTTTGTTCTATTCCGTTATTGATTACATTTGATATAGCTTTCTTTCTAACAGTGTAGTAGCCTTTATATCCAGACTTTCCGTGAGATAAACTCATTAACCATTCTTGAACATCATCATCTTTCATCATCTTGTAAGAATGGTCGCCAAGTAATCTTAGTAATAATTTTGTTAGTAATATTCTCATAGGTTTATACATTTGGTAAAGTACCTAATCCAGCCGTATCTGGAACTCCCTGTGGAGCTCCCTGCATCATTTCAGGAGGAACTTGCTGACCTTCTGTAACACCTCCCATTGGTGTTGCACCTTGTGGTTGATTCATTCCTTCAAGATATTGTTCTGCGTCATCACCATATGTCTCGGCATAATTCTTAAAGAACTTATTTTGATTAGCCATAAATATCTGTGGAAAGAAAGTAGCATAACCGTTCATCTTTTCTTCCATAACTGCCATCTTTAGAGCTTTAGACTTCTGATAAACTCCTTCTGGTTCTATTCTTACAATATATTCGTGGTCATCTAAGTAGGTTGTTGTAATCTGGTCAATCTGTGTAGGTTTTCCTTGTAAGTCTAGTTCTTCTTCTCTAACATCTAATTCGTAAGGTCTTTGTAGCTTAGTATTGTCTTCTACTATTTCAATCTGTTTAGTTCCTATTTTCCCATTAGCTAATTCAACACTAGGCAGTCTAAAGGTTTTAAATAACGCATCTGTTCCTTCTATACCTTCTTCTCCTACAACTGCTTCAATCTTTGGAGAACTGTAATTCATTAAAATGTTAATCGTTCTTAATCTATACTTTTGTAGCCATAAATCTGTTATCATTGTGTAGAATAAACCCTTAATCTCTTCTGCCCTTTCGTTAGCTATTACTATTTCTCTTGCAGTTGAGCCAGAGCCACTAGCTCCGCCTTGGGTCTTATCAGTTGAATCATCTTCTAAACCTTGTTTGATAATCTTCAACATCGCTATATCACCATTCGTTACACCTTTTACAGGAAGAGGTTTGACTTGGTTTACATCTTGAACATATATCTTACTATCGCTATCAATGTATTCGTCTTCTAAATCAAAATCGTCTTTATTTACATTACCTACTAAAAGAGGAGTGGTTACAGAACGATATACCTCATCTGTCATTGAGTTTACAAAAGCATTCTCTACATCCTGTTCACCCATTAGAATATTAGGTAGTGAATTGCCCCAAAATAGATTAGCATTTGCAAATGGCTCAAAGATTGACTTGGCAAACGGGTAGTATTTCTTCTTTCTTCCCCATAACAAAGGAGAGTCTAGAAGCATTACGCCGTTTATAACAATCTTATATCCCTTAGTTTTGAACTTTGTTTTATTCCCTTCGGCTATTGGCTTTTCAGTTCCGTGCTTTCTAAAATATTTAACTACTTCATACCTATTATCCTTAGTTCTGGTGTCCCATTCTTTTTTATAAAATGTTTGAACTTCTTCTTGTCCAACTAACTCTTTACCAGATTTAACCTTATCATAATCTTTAAACTTACCATATTCAAACTCTAATTGGTCTTTATCTATATATTCTACCCAAGCTACAGCTGGTTGGTCTTGAACATTTGGTATTTGAGCGTCTCTGATTAAGAAGTTTTGGATCGGAATGTTTACCTCTATGCATTCATCTTCAATAAGCTCTTCGCTTTCCTCAGTCTTAAACTCTCCAGTAATTGGGTCATAGTCAATAATTATATCTACTTTATCTCTTATTTTCAAATGCCCATCATACTTGATAACAGTCCCGTTAATAGAACAATTCCAACTATCAAAATACATATCAAGCTGAGGGTTCTTTTGTCCTTCAACATAACTAGCATCTACTAAAGCTTCCATTATTTCAGCTCTTACAACAGATTGCTGGTCTTTTTCATTAAAAGCTGTAATTGAAATCTCAAGAGGGTTCTTAGCAATACCTGCAATAAGTGCCTTAACTTTGTTCCTTGTAGTCTTTGAAAAGAAGTTAGCTTGCCATTCTTCCTTTCCTTGTTCTTCTCTAGTAGGAACATAGGCATTGGCTCTCTTCTGGCTATCGTTTATAAATTGTTTTAATGTGCGGTCGTTAAACTCTGAATATGATTGATTTTGAACATCATCAAGCATATACTTGATTTCAGAATACACATAACCAACCTTGGCTTGGTTTATGTCAGTTTGTGTATCTTTTTGGCTTGAAATTTCTTCTTTTTTCATAATTCTAAGCCCCGTGATTAATTAATTTAACTGTATATTTCCATAAAGTATCGCATAAACCCTTTCCCATTATCCAGAAAAGAACCGCTCTCAGTGTCAAATGTTTGGGTAAATACTCTATCATCTGCCCGATATTAGGAGGTTCAAAGTAATTTCCTTCCTCTCTGTAATTGGTAGATGTCTTTAATCTTATAAAAAACTCTCTTTG